AACTATGAGTTTGCCGAAAACAAGACATCGTAAAAAGAAAGAGTTTATACAAGAAATTGTTGAACCTGAAGTTCAGTCTGATAAAATTGAACTACAAGAAATTATTGAGCCTGAGCCAGTAGTAGAGTTAAACAAAATTGAACTTCAAGAAGTTAATTGGGACGATCTGAATGACCGTCAGCGCAATGAAGTAATACAAAAAAAGAGGGCAGAGAATGTCAGACCTTTTGCCGGATGATGTTGATCATTTAACTGATTACGTCGATGAACAAGAGAAAACCAAAGAAACATTAAAAAACGGACTATTAAGTTTTTTAAATTACGTGAAGGAAGTTGAGGATGAGAGACTTCATAGGCCAGAATGATTTCACATGGTTCATCGGGGTTGTTGAGGATAGAAACGATCCTGTTCAACTGGGAAGAGTTAGAGTCCGTTGTTTTGGTTGGCATACCGACGACAAAGGTCAGATACCTACTTCGACTCTCCCTTGGGCAATTCCATTACAAGGAATCACTTCACCCGCGCTCAATGGCGTGGGCCAATCTCCGACAGGACTAGTTGAAGGTAGTTGGGTAGTAGGTTTCTTCTTAGATGGTAATACTGCACAAGAGCCTGTTATTATGGGTTCGTTTGGTTCTTCTCCTTCAGCGTTTGGTGAACCAGGTATAGGTTTTAATGATCCTAATATTAGACCAGAAAGTGATAAGAAAGTTGAGCCTCATAATAACAGAGATTCTTATCATCCTCACAGCAACTATCCAAGATTTATCAAAGAGAGTGATGTAAATAGGCTTGCTAGAAATTCTAATACTGTCTTTAACACAACAAAAGATTCTGGTGCTACTCTAAATATTCCTAAAGCAAACAGTAGCGACACATGGAGTGAGAGAAAAACTACAGATTTAACATATAGAGGAACTGAATCAGGTGTTGCGAGATATAATACTACATATCCTAAAAATCATGTGTATGAAAGCGAATCAGGTCATACAGTAGAATTTGATGATACTAAAGACGCAGAAAGAATAAACGAACATCATAAATCAGGTACATTTTATGAAGTAGATGCAGATGGAACTAAAGTTACCCGAATAGTAGCAAACAACTATGTTATTGTAGCTGGATCAAATAATATCAATATTAAAGGCGATGTTAATCTCACTATTGATTCCAATTGTAGAACATATATTAAAGGTAATTGGGACATTCAAGTTGATGGCAGCAAAACAGAAGTTGTTAAAAAGAACGTTACAGAAACATATGGTGCAGATCAAACTACAAAAATTACTGGTAATTTAGATGTTGATGCAAAGAGGATAGATTTGAACTAATGACTGCTATTCATAGAAATTCAGATTCAAGAGCGTGTGGTGCTGGAACAGTTGTTTCTGGTCAAGGCACAGTTTATGCGAATGGATTACTTGTTTCAGTAGACAATGATCCAAACAGTCATGGCGCGGGCGCATTAAGCGCAAGCTGTAATGAAGTATATGTCAATGGTATTATGGTAGTTGATGTTGGTGACAGTGCTGCCGGAGATTCTTTGTGTCCTGATCCAGGTGGTCCGCATTGTGCGCCATCGTCAACTGGTGGTTCAGGAAATGTTTTTGTTGGTAATTAATATTACACTATGTTATACTTTATAAATAGAAAGAATAAAAAGAGTAGGTATAATGGCTGAAGGATTTTTCGATAGTACACTAAGGCAGAAAGAGATTTATAGTGATATAGATCATGCTTTTCTGCCTCATCCTATTACAGGTAAATTAACCCGAAAAATTAATCGCGAGGCTGTAAAACAATCTGTCAAATCTTTAGTATCAACAGACTTTGGTGAAAGACCATTTAAGCCTGAAATTGGTTGTGGCATTAGACAGTTATTATTTGAAAATTTTCATCCAGCAGTAGTTCAAGAAATGAAACAGGCTATTGCTGAAGTTATTGAAAACTATGAACCAAGAGCCGAACTAATTAGTATTGATATGGATGCTCGACCAGACGCACATGCGATATCTGCCAGTATAGTATTTTATGTTATTAATGATTCCGAACCCGTAGTCTTAGACGTAATACTAGAAAGAGTCCGATAATGGCAGTTGCAAATACATACCTAAACATTACAGAAACAGATTTTTCTGACATCAGGACTAATCTAGAAAGCTATCTAAGCACACAATCACAGTTTCAAGACTATGATTATGAGGGGTCAGCTATGGCCACTCTATTGGATGTGTTGTCTTATAATACGCATTATAATGCTTTTTATATTAATATGCTCGCTAATGAAATGTTTCTTGATACAGCCCAGCAAAGGGATTCAGTTGTTTCTCGCGCAAAAGAGTTGGGTTATCTTCCTGTCTCTGCAAGCGGTGCTTCTGCAAATGTTACGTTGACCTTCACAGGCGTAGCAGCAACAGTCGGTACTTTCACGATATCAGCCAATTCTAAGTTTACTACGACTATTGATGATATTGGTTATACCTTTGTTACTGATAAAGATTTTATTGTTGTAAATAATTCTGATGCATTTATTAAAGAAATTAATATTATAGAGGGTGAACCTCTTCAACATAGGTTCACTGTTAGTACGGCTGCTCCTGTAAAATACGTATTACCTAACGCTGATGTAGATACAGATAGCATTAAAATCAGGGTACAGGAATCTTCTACTGATACTACACAAACGACATATACTCAAGCTACAAATATTGTCGCTGTTACAAACTCATCGCCTGTATTCTTCCTTCAAGAAACAATCGATAAGAAATACGAAATCACATTTGGTGATGGTGTGTTGGGTAAAGCTGTGAAGAATAACAACATTGTTATTGTTGATTATCGTGTGTGTAATAGCACTATGACAAATGGTGCAAATACGTTTAGCGTTGGATCATTATCTACATCTGTAAATTACACTTCTGTTGCTCTTGCTCTTAAATCAAAAGCTACTGGCGGTAGGGTTCAAGAGTCTGTTGATAATATTAAATTTAATGCACCTAAGAATTATGAAACACAAAATCGTGCAATCATCGCTGAAGATTATAGTCGCATTCTATTGAATGAAAATTCAGATTTAAATTCAGTAACTTCTTTTGGTGGAGAAGAACGTATTCCCGCAGTTTATGGTAAAGTGTATATTGCTACGAAACCTTTAGATGAAAACTTCATAACTGATGATAGAAAATCAGAATTGAAATTATCTATTAAAGATCGCACTCCTCTTGCTTTAGATCCTGTGTTTATTGATGCTGATTATTTGTATGCAGTACCAACAATCAATGTACATTATGATCCTAAAGCGACAGTTAGAACTGGAGATTGGTTGACTAACGCAGCTAAGATGGCAACTGTATCATTTAATACTAATAATCTTAATCAATTTAAGAAAAGATTTCGTTTTTCTCGATTCTCTAGAGTTATGGACAATGTTGACACATCAGTTCTTAGCACATCAGTATCAATGATAATTCAGAAAAGATTTACTCCTGACACTAACGTTGCAGAAACTATCACTTTAAATTTTAAAAATGAAATTAGAGTTAATTCTATTGATTCTACTCTATTCACATATAATGGATTTCAGTCATTCTTTGATGATGATGGTTTAGGTAACATTAATATCTATCGATATAATGAAGAAAAAGTGAAAACGAATGTTGTTGCTAATGCAGGAACTATTGATTATGATACAGGCAACATGGTTGTTAATAATTTTGCACCATCTGCTTATGATGGTATAGAAATTAAAGTTTCAGTATCACCAGTAAATCTAGACATAGTACCAACACAAGAAACTATAATTGTATTGGATACTGAAGCGGCGACCTTTACATCGACTTCAGAGAGTTAAAATGGCAATAGATCAACTAACATCCAATCTAGTAAAAAATCAATTCCCGGAGTTCTTAACAGAAGATGCTCCCAATTTTCTATTGTTTATAAAAGCATATTATGAATATATGGAACAATCTGGTAAGAGTGTCCATGAACTTAATAAATTAAAATCATATAAAGATATTGATGATACATTAGATGAATACATTGAATATTTTCGCAGAACAGTACTACCATCTCTTCCCCTTACTCTTCTGGCTGATAAAAGATTATTAGCCAAAACTATTAGAGACTTCTATCAATCTAAAGGAACTTTTGACTCATACAAATTTCTTTTTAGAATATTATATGATGAAGATATCGAAGTTAATTATCCAGCAGATCAGATGCTTAAAGTATCAGATGGTGATTGGCGTATAAATCGATATGTTATTATTTCATCAAATGAACAAGCATATAAGTTTATAGGTAAAACTATTCAAGGTATCGAAAGTCGAGGAGAAGCTTTCGTTGAGAATGTTGTGCGAAGATTTCTTGGTGGTCGTGATATGATGGAGATTACTCTATCTAAGATTAAAGGTAATTTTGTAGATTTAGAAACCATTAAACTTAAATCAGCAGTCGCTAGTGTAGGATTTGAGCCTGAAATTGAAGTTGGTATCAATTCAATTTCTGTTGAGTCTAGAGGAGCACAATATGCTCCTGGCGATGAAGTTGATCTTATATCCTCTATAACTGGAACAGAGGGTAAAGGCGTTATAACCGATGTTATAACACAAGCTGGTATTATCAATTTTAATATAAGAGATGGCGGATCAGGCTATACTGCTTCTACAGGTAATCCAGGAACGATAATCAAACAGATCGGTGGTGATGGCACAAGTGATGCAAGTTTTATTATAAGCACCAGTGATATAACAGACACATTTGCAATTGCGAGAAATATTAATCTGCTATCATCAAACACAATATTTGGTGCTAATGCGGCAGTTGTATCATTTTCAGGTATAACTGATCCTACTGCGGCCGCACGACCAGCAAATATGGGCAGACGATCTAGTACATTCGCGAATACGATTATTTCTTCACCCCATTATGGGTTTCCAGAAGCGTCAGAAGTTACAGGTGAAAGTAGTAATTTTAGAACAAATGCAAATGCTGTTATGAAAATAGCGAATACTGTACAAGGATTGACTGTTGGTCAACCTATCTACGGTGTTACATCTGGAGCAAACGGAATTGTTCTATCTGTTCAAAGTACCGCTACTGGAGCAGGATTATTTAGAGTAGATACGTATAAGAACTTTACTGGTACTGAATCTATTAAAGTTGGAAGTAAAACTGGTAATACAGTTGGTACACTTGTAAGTGGACAATTCTACGCTAATACAATTGGTTATCATGTTCTTCAAGTTGGTAATGTCAATAGCCAAACAATTGCTGCTGGTGATGAATTAGTAGGAAGCACTGATAATATTAAAGCATTTGGTATTGTTAAAAAGGTTATGATATCTGTTCCTAATGGATACTTACATCAGGGAACATCAAATACTTCTCTTTCTGGAACTGTAAGTAGTTCTGGTAACACAGTAACAGGATCAGGAACATCATTCACTTCTAATTTTGAAGTAGGTGATGAAATTAAAGCTGGTTCTCAAACAGGAAGACGAATTTTTAGTATTGCTAGTGATACTTCTCTTGTCACTACTAGTCAATTCAATCCTGTACTATCAAGTGGTGCGTATGGTAAAGGTGGTAATTATAGAACCCTTCTTAAATTACAAGTCACTGCAAACACGTCTGCAAACCTTACAAGTCAATGGGATGCTGGACCCATGAAACCTTTTGTAGAACTTGAATCAGTAAGAAAAGTTGGTAGCACAGCAGGAACAGGAACACTTACTACCAATAACTCAGTTACTACTGTTACAGGTAATGCTACTAATTTTGCTGGTGCAGACGCACAAGTTGTAGTCGGCGATATTATTATAGTTGGTAGCCAAACAAGAACAATTACTGCTATTGCAGGAGAAACATCACTGACGGTTAATGCAATATTTGATCCCACATTAACTAATTCAACTTTTGCAATACGTAATCGCAGCGTAGGCAATGTTGCATTTTCTACATCAAACACAGAAATTGAAAATATACACACGAAATTAATTGATGCTCTTGTATTCAAAACTGCTGCGTTTGGTACAATAGAAGACCTTTCGTTGAAAATTGGTGGCGCTGGCTATTCTGTTGCACCTATTATATCTGTAAATGATAGCCAAATATCTTCATTGGGTATTCGTGATGTATTTCTTACTGTACAAAATACTGCATCGAATTGGGCAACAGGTAATTCACAGATAACAACGTTTGATACTAACGATAGGCTAGAGCAAGCGTTATCTGGTGCTAAAGGAGACGTTAAACAAATACCTCCATCATCTCCTCAGCAATTTGGTAAAGCCCTTTCTACAATTGTACACGCAAACACAACAATTGAAACAGTCATTAGAGTGTTTCAAGATGAATTACAAGCAACGAGTAATATTAACTACAGACTTGGAAGAACGGCAATTAAATTCCACACTAGTGCAGATCAAAGTGCTTTAGCTGGCACTGGTGTAGCGGATATTGTGAAAATAGATGATAATGGTGTGCTTGGTCAGAATGCAGTGATTACTGGAACAGTTGGTGCTAACGGTGCTATTGAAGCAATTCGTACTCTTGATTCTGGATATGCTTATAAAGATGGAGAAACTGTTATATTTTCTCCTAGCACTAGGGCTGATGCTTCAAGTGGAACAGGCGTATTAACAATGAAGAATGCTGCAAATTCAGAAGGATATTATGCATCGAATAGATCACAAGTATCAACGAAACGTGGTTATATACAAGATAGTTATCGTTATCAAGAATTCTCATATGAGATTACATCTGGTGTAGCATTTAATCGTTATAAAGATTTAGTAAATAATCTTGTTCATCCTGCAGGACAAAAATTGTTTGGTCAGTTTACTACTCGCACACCTTTAGATGTAAACCTTGTTACAGTAGCAGACAATCGTACAAGAAAACAATCAAACGGAACTGTTGCAATCACTAAAACAAAAGCATCAAACACTGTAAGCATCACAAACGGATCGTTTACTGTTAATTCTAGTGGTGAATTATTTGGTACTTTCAACACTAGCAATTTAACAGGAACACTTACTACTACCAATAACTCAGTTACTACTGTTACGGGTAGTGGTACTAATTTTGCTGGTGCAGACGCACAAGTTATAGTTGGAGATGTGATTCAAAGTGGTGGCCAAACAAGAACAATTACTGCTATTGCAGGCGAAACATCACTGACGGTTAATGCAGCGTTTGATCCCAAACTAACTACCTCAGCTTATGCAAAAAGAATTAATCGAGATATTAATACAAAGAGAGTACCCAATAGTCAATATATGGTTGTTCAAAAGTTTGAAAACAATATTGATAGATATTATGCTATTAAAGTTGCCAATGCAACTTCTGCTACTACAGCCAATCTTGTAAATAGATGGGATCATGGAACGATTACTACAGCAAATGTTTACTTTGCTAATTCATTCCATATAACAGGAACAAGTTCAACTTTAAGCGCAGAATTTGCAAATAATGATGTTATTGTTATTGAAACTCCTCATAAAAACTATAATCAAATTCAACTAAATAAAGTAAATAGTGCCACTTCAGCAAATCTCACAAGTATCTGGACTTTAGCGGACGTGTCTGGAGCCAATGCTTATTATTACACGGGAACGGTATCTTAAATGCCCAAATATATATCAAAAGAACACGGTATTCATAATGCAAAAGTTTTTAAAGACTCGGTGTCTCTATCTGACACAACTGCATTAAAACAGTCTACAGTTTTATATGCTGTTTTAGGTAGGGCGGAAGATTGGCTTGATGAAGACGTAGCACCCACGCCAATTGAAACTGATCAAGATAAACATTATGAATTATGGCGTCAAGCATGGGCAGGTAAAAAAATTACTGCTGGAGATATAGAACACGTTGTTCCTCGACATAATTGGACTACTGGAACAGTGTATGCGATGTATCGTGATAAAGATAAAAATCTACATGATAGACCATTTTATGTTATTACAGATCAAAACAATGTTTACAAATGTTTGAATAACCATAAGAGTGCAGCATCAACGATACGACCAACTGGATTTTCAACTACAGCATTCACAACTTCTGATGGTTATCATTGGAAATATATGTATACTGTTAGTTTAGGTCAAGCTGATAAATTTATGACGGCATCATATATACCTGTCAGAACGCTTGCAAACACAGATTCTTCTACAGAAGGTAATCGGCAAATTCTTGTTCAAAACGCAGCCGCAAATGGCACGGTTGAAGTTGTCGAAACTGTCAATGTTGGTAGTGGATATCAACAATTAGCAAATGCTGTTCCTGATTCTGCTACATCAACAACTGTAACCTTATCTACTGCTTCAGGTGACACACCATCTCCTGTAGACAATTTCTATAATGGTGCTAGTGTTTATATCATTAGTGGAACAGGATCAGGACAATTGAGGCGAGTTATTGATTATTCTGGCCAAACAAAAGTGTTAACTGTTAATACAAATTTTCAAACTTTACCTAACACAGACACTAGAATGATTGTTTCACCTACAGTAACAATCATAGGTGATGGTCTTAATGCAAAAGCATATTCTAAAGTAAATTCTACAACTGGTGGTATAGCAAATGTATTCATGATAACAACAGGTACAGGTTATCGAAGAGCAAATGCAGTTATTACAGCAAACGCTCTTCATGGTACAGGCGCAACAGCTAATGTTATAATGTCTCCTATAGGCGGTCACGGTAAAGATGCAATTAGAGAGCTTGGTGGAGATAAATTACTTCTTAATGCACAATTTGATGGTAGTCTTGGTGTTTCTACTACAGCGCGAGGATATATACCAGCAAACACTGATTTCCGTTCAATCAGTTTGCTTAAAGATCCAATTTTAAAAGTCGATGCGTCTAACGTACCTCTGTTAGTAGAGAAAATAGCAAATACATCAAATAGTCCAGCAAATTTAAGATTGTCTACAGAATTGACAATTTCATATCAAAGCAATGATTTAAATAATCGTTTAGTTGCTGGTGATACTATTACACATAAGCGTGCTAAATTGTCGGCTGAATTAGGAACTCTACAGTTTGTGACAGAACTAAGTCCTAGTGTTAGAGAAAATTCTGTTGTAGCAATGAATAACGCAGTGTTAGCTGCTAATGCTGATATCATTTATATTCGTGATGATGAAGCACAATCTGACACATCCTTCTTTACAATGTATATAAATAACGTAGAGAGCTATGCTGATATAGTACCATTTACAAAAGATGATATTTTATTGAAACGAGGAGTTACAACTGAAGTAGCGACAGTTTCTACTATTATTGGACCAGAGGCTAATACATTTTCTGGTCAATTTTTACATACAGAAAATATCACTAAAGTAACGCGATCAGTAGATCAAACTGAAGACATTAAAATAATTTTAGACTTCTAAGGGTAATATTCATGCCAATCGAAACAAATCTAAATATAAGTCCCTTTTACGACGATTTTGATGAAGATAAGAATTTTCATCGAGTTCTATTTCGTCCAGGATATGCTGTTCAGGCAAGGGAGTTAACTCAACTTCAAACAATATTACAGAATCAGATTGAGCGTGGATTTAATGAAATCCTTAAAGATGGTACAGTTGTCTCTGGTGTATCAATCATAACAGATAAGGTTGGTTATGTAAAAGTAAGGGATAAAGATGCAAACAATCGTTCTATTGTTACATCAGATTTCTTCACTTTAGGCAAACTTACTAATGCAATTGCAGTAGGAACAACTACTGGCATTACAGCGCAAATTATTGATCTTGCAGACGGTTCAGAAGCAGCAGCCGCAACTGGTGGTAACTTTACTCTCTTCGTAAACTATATGGACTCTGGGACAGATAAAGCTACCAAAACTTTTGCTGATAATGAAGTATTGACGGTACGATTGCGTAACACTTCAGGAACTCCTGCTGGTGATTTCGTTGTTGCTGCAAATACAATCGTAACTAGTTCTACAGGTAAAGGATTTAGGGCAATTGTTGGTGAAGGTATTGTATATAATAAAGGTAACTTTATTCGCGTAGCGCCGCAATCAGTTATTGTTCAGAAATATAATACTACACCCACTAAACTTTTAGGACTTGAAACTACAGAATCTACGGTCAATTCTAATGAAGATGCAAGTCTATTAGACAATGCGACAGGTGCGACAAACTTTGCTGCTCCAGGCGCAGAACGATTAAAACTATCACCAGTACTTACTTCCCGTGTATCTGCTACAGCAAATACAGATACATTCTTTCCTATTGCTAATATTGAAGACGGTGTTATTATAAGGGATAGGACTGACACTGAATTAGCAGACCTAGGTAAATTTATTTCTGATCGGATTTATGAAACAAATGGTGATTATGTAACTAAGCCCTTCAATCTAAGAATTAGGGAACATTTAAAATCGGCTGATAATCTAGGTCGATATAATGCTGGTAGCACACCAGCGGGTAGTTCAAATAAATTAGTTGTTGAGATTGAACCCGGTGTTGGATATGTTCGAGGTAATAGAATTGAAACTGGTCCAGGAACTATCTTTCGTGCATTTGATAAAGCAACAGATTTTGAAACTAAAGATGCAAGAACGCTTTCGCAATCATTTGGTAACTATGTAATTGTTGATGAGTGTGTAGGTCCTTTTGACTTCCGTTCACTTGATACAGTTGATCTTAGAAATACAGCGGGTAACGCAATTAGTTTACATACATTTGGAACAACTGTTATTCCTGGTGCTTCTGTTGGTAGTGCAAAAGTGCGAGGTTTTGAATATCATTCGGGTACATCAGGCACAAATACTGGCCAGTATCGCCTCTATTTGTTTGATATTAAGATGAATGCAAATAAATCATTCTCTACTGATGTTAAATGTATAGTCAATGATGCAACTATTAATTCAATGGCTGATTGTGTCCTAGAAACTATCAATAGTGTAAGTAGGACAGTTCTTAAAGAAACCAATATTAATAAACTGATATGGGCATTCTCTCAAGCAGGAACTAAAACATTAAAAGATGCTTCTAATGCCGTAGACACTCAATGGGTAACACGAAAAGCAAATAAAGTAGCATTTAGTGCTGATGGTAATAGACAAGGCACTCTATCTATTGCTAATACTGCTACTGGTGGTACTGAAGTAATGGCAGATAGCGTGGCTTCTGCTACAGATAGAAAGA